AGTTTACGGAGGTAATGGATTTGTTCATACTCATCGTTATTTAACCTCAGCAAGTAATCCTCAATATCCTTTAATGGAAATAAATAGTGCAGGAGGTGTTTGGGCAACCTATACTACTTTAGGAGGAGAAGTATATGTTAACTTAGCTAAATCTGTAAAAGCATTTGGTGGTATTAAAATGAGTGTTTATTCAACAGATGATTTAGATGCTTGGGCTTCTTACGATAAAGGAAACCCAGACATTATACAATACACTTACGCTGGTCTCGCTTTCAGATTTAGTAAGTAATATTTATTGTAAATGTTTTTAATTAATAGTTGTATTAAATTAACCTTTTAAATTTAAATTATGGCGTTTAAGGACATTTTTAAAGACAAAAACGATTACAACGAAAAAACTATCGTTGGTTTTATGTCATTCTCAGTAATGAGTATCGCAGCTTTAGCTGACGTTGCTACAGGTATTATGGGTCAACAACTTGTAATTAGTGATACAATTTTTAATTCGTTTGTAATAATCGTACTTGGTTCATTCGGTATCGCTGAAGCAGGTAAGATTTTTGGTAAAAAAGATAAAACAGAAGAATAATGAGTTTAAAAAGTTTACAAGAAAAGATCGGAGTAGGCACAGACGGCGCTTTCGGTCCAGGCACAATAAAAAAGGCAATGGAGTTTTACAAATTGACTCCGGTAAGAGCAGCACACTTCTTTGCTCAAACAGCACACGAGACAGGAGGCTTCAAAGCTTTCTCTGAGAATCTAAACTACTCTGCCCAAGGCCTGCAAGGTATCTTCGGCAAGTACTTCCCAGGTACTCTAGAAGAGTCTTACGCTCGCCAGCCAGAAAAGATCGCCAACAGAGTATACGCCGACAGAATGGGCAACGGAAACGAAGCTTCAGGCGATGGTTGGAAGTTTAGAGGCAGAGGAGCTCTTCAATTAACAGGTAAAGCCAACTACGAAGCATTTGCTAAGTACTTAGGCAATGACGAGGTTTTAACCAATCCAGATACGGTTGCTACAAAATATGCTTTTGAATCAGCTATGTTCTTCTTTGAAAGAAATAAGTTGTGGGCTATCTGTGACAAGGGTATCAACGACGCTGCAATCTTAGAACTTACCAAGCGTATCAACGGCGGTACTCACGGTCTAGAAGACAGAAATGCCAAGACCAAAAAGTACTACGAATACGTGAAGTAATGAAATCAACTGCCGGATTTTTGTCTATAGCTACCGCCTGCTCGTTTGCTTGCTCTTATTTTCTAGAGCTGACAATGGGTAACTTTGAGCAGTACCTTGCTCTAATTGCTGTAGTATTTGTAGATGGATTTTTCGGCATCATAGCTGGAATCAAAAGAGAAGGATTTAAGACCTTTAAAGCAGTAAGAGTATTACAAAGAACGATAGTATGGATAATGTTTCTAACTGTCATCCTGATGGTCGAAAGAGGCTTTGCAGGAACCAGTTGGTTATCTGAAACCATCATCGTACCTTTCATTCTACTTCAGCTTATAAGTGCTCTTAAGAACGCCTCGATGTCCGGCTTCATTCACATAGGAGACCTCAACAAAATATTAGATCGAATAGATCCTCATAAAGGAGAAAGAAAATAATGGAACAGCAGAACACAGGCTTCAAAGAGCTTTTAAATAGAATGATGACAAGACGCTGGCTAATCACAGCCACCGTTCTTGTGACCTTTATGTTACTTGCCTTCGGTATTGTAATCTCTATTCATATGAACACTCCAGTAGCAGGTGAGTGGAAGGAGTTGCTTCTTCTACTACTTGGTGCCTTTATTGGATCATATGGTAAGATTATTGACTACTGGTTCTCGGATACTGACAAGGATAAGATGCTTGTTCAGAAGATGGACGAAGAGGATGGAGTATCTCTCTCAAGCACTTTGGGAGGAGAGCCAGCCCCGACAGAAGAGTAAAAATAAATTTAAATTAATTCGAAAGAGCTCTTGCTTTGCAAGGGCTTTTTTCGTATATTAAGGTTATGAGTGAAGAAAAAGTTACATACGGAAAAAGCGCTGTCGAGATCCTCAAGGAGGAATACCCGACCATCTATAACGGTTATGCCCAGATCCAGCAGGAGCAGTTTGAGCTCTTTGCTAAGAAGCATTTAGATTACGGAATGCATAACATCACTGCAGGTACTCAACTTGCTAACGAAGATGAGATTGGCTTTGCATTGACCGGACTCTGGTATCGAATCTCAGATAAGGTTAACCGTTGGAAGAACTTATTGATTAACCGACGCAGCGTTCAGAATGAATCTCTAATGGACACCTACCAGGACCTGGCTAACTACGGCATCATTGCTCAGTTAGTGGCCCGTGGTATGTGGAAGAAGTAAGATGGCAAAAAAGAAGCTTCCTAAGGAGGTAAGCCTGGTTCGTGAATACAAAGTAGAAAAGTACGATACAAAGGAGAATAAAAACATCTCCTACAGTCAGTACTCAATCTACAGTACCTGTCCTCATCAATGGTACCTTTCGTATCCGAAAAAGCTAGCACCTTATACTCCTAGCATTCATACAGTCTTTGGAACTGCTCTACACGAGACAGTCCAGAACTGGTTGGATGTGGCTTATAACGAATCAGTAAAAGCTTCTGAAGAAATCAACCTATCGGAGTACCTCATTGATAGGATGAAGAAGACTTACAAGAAAGAAAGATTCAATAACGCTAATAAAGACTTTACTACTCCTCAGGAGCTGCAAGAGTTTCATAACGACGGCGTAGCTATCCTAGAGCATCTAAAGAAGAAACGTTCAGTATACTTCAGCACTAAAAGCACCTACCTGGTAGGAGTAGAGGTACCGCTTGTACTTCCTCTTAAGCCTGGATTATACTTCAAGGCCTACCTTGACCTAGTTTTCTATAACGAAGCTTTAGGAAAGTATTTGATCCTGGATATCAAAACTTCTACTAAAGGGTGGAGTGACTACGAAAAGAAAAGCGATACTAAAATCTCTCAGGTACTATTCTACAAAGAGTTCTTTGCAAAGCAATTCAATACCGATGTAGAGAGTATAGATGTTGAGTTCTTTATTGTAAGGAGAAAGATCTATGAAGGAGGAGAGTTTGTACCTAAAAGAGTACAGCAATTCAGGCCTGCTTCAGGAAAGATCAAAAGAGGTCAGGCTATGGCTAACCTAAGTAAGTTTGTAGAAGAAGCTTTCACCGATACCGGGGAGTATGTTGAGAAAGAGTATCTCAAGAATGCTTCTAAGAACAATTGTAGATTCTGTCCGTTTAACAAAAGCCCTTTATGTAACGCAGCCATTTTGTAACTCCAAGCTATTTATATATGTATATAAAAATATAAAGGCTATGGACAACAAAAAGCTGACAAGCGTTAGAGTAGAGCAGCAGTTATTCGACGAGTTTAAAGTTCAATGCGTACGCTACAAATTTTCTTTTCAGAAGTTGGCAGATAGGGCAATCTTTCTCTATCTTACAGATGAGACGTTTAGAGACAAAGTACATAATCAGAGCGATATAAACTTAAAATAAAAATAATGAAAGAAGGTTATTTGCCGAAGGATCAACGAAAAAAGATTCTTCTGCTCTCAGATGATATGCGATTGCATTCCGGCATCGCTACTATGGCAAGAGAGCTTGTAATTCAAACAGCACATCATTTTAATTGGGTTAACTTAGGAGGTGCAATGAAGCACCCCGACGAAAAGAAAGCATTTGATCTTTCTGAGGATGTTAACAAGCAGTGTGGCATTGAAGATTCTTATGTAAGACTCTACGCCACTTCAGGTTACGGTACAGCTGAGATTGTTAGAGAGATTATTAAAACTGAAAAGCCTGACGCTATTCTCCACTTTACTGATCCTAGGTACTGGACCTGGTTGTATGATATTGAAAGAGAGATCAGACAGCAAATACCTCTGATGTATCTCAATATTTGGGATGACTATCCTGCCCCGCTCTACAACAAAGCTTACTACGAGTGTTGTGATCTCTTGATGGGTATCTCAAAGCAGACTGTTAACATCAACAAGCTTGTACTAGAAGAAGCTGCTAACGGAAAGATTATTGAATATGTTCCTCACGGCATTAACGAAGATTACTTCTTCCCAATTACTCCTGAGTATAAAAACTACGACAAGTATGTGGAGTTTAAGAAGAACATCTTTGAAGGAAAAGAGATTGAGTTTGTACTATTCTGGAACTCTAGAAATATTCGCCGTAAGTCACCCGGTGATGTAATTCTAGCCTTCAGACACTTCTGCGATACTATCGGACAAGAGAAAGCAAAGAAATGCGCTCTTATAATGCATACTCAGCCTGTAGATGAAAATGGAACAGACCTGTACGCAGTAAGAGATGCAATGTGTGACTCAAGTTATGTAAATGTATTCTTCTCTCAAGATAGATTAGGAGCAGAGCAGATGAACTGGCTCTATAATCTGGCTGATGTAACTGCTCTCATCTCTTCTAACGAAGGATGGGGACTTAGCTTGACTGA